GAGATGAGCGCTAGTCTCGTGGGCTCGGAGATGTGTATAAGAGACAGCTTATACAGTCCATCAATAATAGCATTTTTATTTATTAATGGGATCACACTCATAAGCACAAAGTTATCAGCAAATCCATAATAGTTATTAAGACTATAAGTTATTGAGGTGCTATCTGATAAGGAAAAGGAATAGGTTCCGCTTGAAACATATCCATATACACTTATTTTTTCATCTGTGCCAATGACGGACGCCTCTGCGATGTAATATGCCAGATTTACATTTTCATAATTTGTAAACTCAAAAATGGTAGCTCCGTTTTTACCTTTTGAGTATCGCAACACCAATTTTTTAACTTGTAAGGATACATTAAGCTGTACCCTACACTGCATATTAGCTCCAGTTGTACCCGCTGATGTTATTTGACCATTCAAGTATTTTCTTACTTCGAAATAATTTGACACGATCTGACATAGCCAACCATTGTCCGTATTAGTACCTTTATAAAGCAGCCATTTACTACCGCTTGTCATTATCTGTAAATTACAACCTAATGCTGTAGCAATCTCCTGCATCTTCTCATCTGTTATATCTGCCTCGTACTCTTCTGCACTTGATCCAAGTGCTGTTTTTACCTTATAAAGTTTTATGACCTTATATCCTAAGACACTCATTAACTCGCCTCCTGTTCTTCCACGGTATACAACCCGTAAATTGCCATTATTTCACCATTTGCTGATATTGTCGTATCAATATAACCGCTCACACCGTAACCGGCTGTCTGGATCTTCTTAACATTCTTAGCCATCGTGCTAAACGATGCTGTGCTTGCGGTATCAATTCCTTTTTCAGTGATAGCCTCCGCAAGCAATGTCTTGCCATCACTGACAGATTTTTTTAAATCATTTTCTGTTTTCTGTGTTGCATTAACAAATTCTGAAAATACCTTACTAAAAGTTGTTGCGGTTGGAGATGCAACATTAGGTACATAGTCGTCATATGTAGCTTCCAAGCATGCCGTAAGCATTGGTTTGAACTTCACATTGTTCAGTGTTACACCTTCTTTTATAACGATATGTGGAACTCCAATCATTTTATTGGGTTCAATAATAACTCCTTCTTTATAGGCATTTTCTACATATGTAGCGTCTATATAGTATGTATCAATACTACTTCCAGTCGGAGCACCCAACAGCTTTGTTTTAAATTTTTTAGAACCAATCCAACTATAAAGACCAAAAGATACATTTTGTTCAGCAGTTCCACTTACTGTATATACTCCTTCGTTATCATTTTTTATAGTAACTCCCATATTTGTAAATGTACTGGCAGCCTTCTTTGGAAGAAGATTCACAATCACATCTTTTGTGCTTGCCTTTGTATCAAGCAAACCATCAACTTCTGTGCATTTATCTTCAAATTTTCTGTTAAGAGCATCAATGCTTGTTCCTATTTCCTTTACAGCTTTGTCCTGCTCATCTTTTAATTGCTGCAATGACAGACGGAACTGTGCAATTATATCTTTTTCCGTCTTATCATTAGTCACTTCTCCGAATTCACAGCCATCGAGAACCTTTCCAACCGCAAGTTCTGTATTGTATTCCTGTGTTATATTTGATTCGTGATCTACCTTAGTAAAACAGATCACAAATCCAACCATGCCAGGCACTCTGCAAGCTGTAGCACCTACAAGCCATGAAAATGTGATATAATCTTCATCGGTCACAGCTAAGTCATCGACTGCATAACAATCTGTTTCCTTGTCCTCATTCACATAATTGACCTTTATGCTGAACTCAGACATGTCATTATCCTGATAATATCTCGGCATTTTAAAATGCTTTCTTGTCACATTTTTATCATGATATACTCCGAGTATCTTCTCATTTCCCGGAAGTGTAATCTTTCTCAAATTGCTATCTATTTTGCAATATGTTACATTCTCCATCTTTATTCTTCACCACCAGTCTCTACATTTACCTCTTTCAACAGATCCTGCGCTTTTTTCGTATCGTCTTCTTCCTTTGCCGGTAACTTGTCTTTTATCTCCTCATAGTCAATATCTAACCAATCGCAAATAGCCTTAACTACAGTCTCATCATCAAGCACATTTGCAACGCTCAAGATCGTATTAATCTCTGCCTGTCTGGTTTGTGCTTCTGTCAGCTTGATCTGTGCATTTTCCTGCGCATTACTCATAATCTCATGAGTAAACTCAAACCGGACATCCTCAACCTGATATGCGGTTCCATCCGCATTGTTAATCTCATCTACGACTATCTCAACCAGTTTACGCAGCATCTTCTTGAGATTTTTCTCTATTTTTTTTGCTTTCAGATCAAGCAATGAATATGCTGCCTTAATTGCAATGTTTGTAGTTGCACTTGTGTCCTTAAGCCCAGCAGTGTTTAGCCCCATTCCAAACCGGTATATGTTCTTCTCGTCAAGTTCAAGCTTCGTCTGTCGTGCCTCATATGGGACATCAACAGTTTTAATATCAATTCCGCCCTCTTCCCCCAAACCAACTATCTTCTTTGTCTTAAGGTTTGTCTGAAGCTCATCAAGATTATCTCCCTCAAATCCTTTTATTGCATAGATTGGGGAATCAAAGTCAATGAGATTGTTTGACAGGCTTGAAGCCATCAAGTCATAGTCATCTATAAGTGGTTTCACCGGTTTAAGACTTGAAAACTGTTTCTTATTGTTGTCCAGCCGGATAAATGGGATATACCCAAATCCATCAAAGTAAGTAGTAGCTTTCTTTCCTTGTGTATATAATACATGTGGTCTTGGATTTACCTGCTTTGATTCATCAAGCTGTATATCTCCACCATCAACCTGAGTATAGAACCATGTTTCTTTTTCATCCCATACCTGTATGCGTTTTATTATCTTCCTACCCTTGTCGATGCGTTCAATGTAATGGTATATCGTATATTTGCATCCATCGTCCGCATCTTTTTCTCTGACTTCTATTACATCCAGCGCATCAGCCGCCGCAAATGCCATCTTATCTTTTGCATTTTTGTATGCATACATATATGCCCAGCCCTTTACCTGACTATCTGTTATACAGTCTGATAGTTCAGATATAAAACTGTCATTGTTATTAAAATAGTTATCCATATAGGTCTGTAGCTTCTGATCATCTGCTACAACAAAACGATCACCAGACATCACATACTGAGTACACTGATCTACAAGCTCAGTAAAGAACGGATGCGATATCCTCACATTGCTCCGTGTTAGATCTTCTACTAACTTGCCATCTGCATTGTAGTAAAACAATCTATACTTCTTTATGTCGTGATCGCCATCATAGTAACGTTCGCCTATTCTGGCAAACTGCTTCTTGTCTGATGTTTTGTCATTATCAATCAATACCTTTATTTCATCAGTGGTTAACACCTTTTCCATCTCCTTCATGTTAATCTATATCAGCCATGAACGAGACTTGCGCCATCCCTCAATGCCGTACCTAAGAGCTGCCATTGCATCGTCCATTACTGGTACAGGCTCATCAAGATATTCGCCTGTCTTTTCATCTTTTTTCCATTTCCACTGTTGCAACTCCTTGATCGTGTTTACACAATGAGGGGCTACATATATCCTTCTGCGTACTGTGTGGCTTTTATCTGTCACACCTTTCAACCAGTCTATCTGTGCTTTTACAGATCCGTTTGAACCACCTTTGTTAACCCCCTTGGCTCTATATCCAGCACCCTTCCAGGTCTTTATTCTGTCCGGTTCTGCACTATCACACCACATAATCTTATTAGTTGGGATAGCATGCTTAATTGCCAGCGGTATGATCTCCGCTGTTTCTTTCTCATGCTCATATATCTCATCTATGATGTATATGTTGTCATCCTTAATACCAAGGAGAAGGATGGCATTGGCATGATTAAATCCAAAGTCTTGACCTATTGCTATATCATCGTAATCATTAAGATTCTGAGATACCTCTACAACTTCCCAGTTGTGCAGAATGAGACCGCCTATCTCACCCCATTCTCCAAGTCCATATATCTGATATCCCTCAGGATCAACTTCTTTCCTACGCTCCATACGGCGGTGATATGCCGCATCTATGAAGCGATTCCCCAAATATGTGCTGTGATGTGTCAACACATCAGGATCGTATCTATCAAAAAAGACCTTCTTTATCCAGTGGTTTTTGTTCACTGGATTGAAGGTCATTCTTATCTGGTAGAACTGCCCTTGTGGCAATTCTCCACGCAATCTGTCATCTATTATCTCTAGGTCTGCCTGCGTAAATTCAGTGGCTTCTTCAAGCCATACATCCGTAAGTTTACCCCGTGGAAATGTGATTGACTTCAACTTTTCACGCTGTCTATCGTCGTTCATACCACGGAATATAATCTGGTTTCCGTTATGTTTACATGTAAGGCTCAACGGACTTCTGTTGATTTTCCAATAATTATCGACCTTATCTCCAAATATCTTATAAAGAGATCCAGTCAGTTCAGCGAATGTACTGTCTCGGTTAGTAATATCGGATTTTCGCATTGCAACAAGGTTACGGCCCTTGTCCTGCATCAGCCTCAGTATGTAATTCTGTGCAGTGTCAACAGATTTTCCGGATCCTGCACTTCCTTTCATGACAATGTAACGCTTCCGGCTCCTGTCAACTTCCTTGAAACCGGAATTCATTTGGACATTTATATTCATAAGCAATCAGCTTCTTTGAATGCCTGGAACAGCTTTGGTGATTGAATAGCGATCCAATCAGTAATTGTTTCATCCATTCCCCAACAGTTTGTGCTTCCGCTATTGTTCCACATTCCTGATTCATATAAAAAAGCATGAACAATTTCATGCCTTAATACTTTTTTTCTGTATGAATCCATATCCTGAATTGTATTTCTGTCCGATTCAAATTCTGCTATTTTGATTGTCTGAATGCTCTGATCCATGCAACCATCAGCATCTTCAGGCATTTCTTCATCCGGAACATCAAAAATGATTTTGTATTCAGTTCCTAAAATATTTACTGTTTTCATTCTTCATCCCCATAATCAATATTGATGTTCAAATCCATATCAACATCAGCCTCCACCTTCTCGGTATATAAGCCATATGCTTTCCCAAGGAGCTCCGCTGCCTTATTGGCATCTGACAGCCTTGCTGGTATCTCCACGATCTGTGGTGTCTCTTTCTTGACTGTCTGTTTTCTCATTGTGCCGTTATCATCAGGAGCATACATCGAACGTTCTTCACTGGTCGTTACAACAATGCATTCTTTCTTTTCTCGTCTCATGGTTGCTGTGAGGTACTTTAGAACCTCATCCTGATCGGCAATTAAGGCTTTTTCTTTCTCGGCCATCCGCTTTTCTATATATTCCTGCACCTTAACATTTGTTAACAACCTTGCTGCTGCTTGTGCGGCTGTTTTCTTTGAGTACCCAGCCCTTATAGCTGCCTGTGTGGCATTAAGGTCAATCAGGTATTCATCACAGAATCTCTGCTGTTTAGCTGTCAGTTTAGCCATAATGTCACACCTTCTTTCTGTTACATTCTCACCTCAAACAAAATAGCCCAGTGGCAAGAGATTATCATTCACATTAAAGGGGTGGGAGAGGGTTTGTATAACCACTGGGCATAAGAAAAGAGACACAGCCTTATGGCAACGGCTATGTCCCTTATGAATCAATACTATATAATTTTACCATACCAGTATAGCACGTTTGAATGTGGCATTTTGTGGCAAAATTATAAATTTTTTCTCTGGAAATCTAACAATGCCCATCCATGTACCCTGCGGATATGGTCGTATGAGTAGCCGAGTTCTTCCGATATCTCTTTCAGCCCCTTATACTCAATATACTTTTTAAACAGAATCTTCATGTAGATAGGGTTGTTCAAACTGTGGATCTGATTGATCACTCTATGCTTGAGTTCCGCAAATCTTACAATATCCTCCTGCAGCTCTCTCTCAAAATCAACATACTTCGCTATTTTTCCGCTTATTGATTCAGATGCACTTGTCTGTACCTTTTCCTTTGAATAGTCAAATGCCCCTAAGCCTATTGCATTGCCTTTAAGGCTATCTAATTCTATCTTCTTCTGCTGTATTTTCGCATCAAGCGTTTCTACCTGCTTCAGGTACTCTTTCGCTATATTCACTATCTTATCACCTCACTTCTGATCTGATCCGTGATGCGCTCCCACTCACGGATGAATCTGAACGCCCATAACGCCGGATATTTCGACCTGCCAAGTTTATCTGATATTTGGCTTGCACGGCTCCAATCCGGATCACTTGCTATTTCTGTTGCAACTCTTGGCATATCTTACACCTCCCTTTCTAATAAATCCGGATTGTCAAAAATATTGCCGATAACCTCTACTGTGTTTACCGAATCATCCTCATCATTAAAATTCCAATAGATTTCCCACAATGATATATAATTATCGTTTTCGCAAGCATATAAAATGTTTTCACATCCTGTAATACGCATGATATTGGCTTGTATTTCTTCCCAATCAATATTTTTTCGATATCCAATGCCAAAGCCGCCACATGTAAATTTGATAACTCCTCTATGTCCTAAGAGTTCCACAATATCATTCTCCCAAATCAGCTTGCCATACTTGTCTTTCAAGCCTGTGCATTGACAGATTGTGTCTGGTTGAATTTCAAAAGCGAGAGGTCTACCAGCTCTGTTACCGATATACCACTTACCATTACTACTTGCCAAAAGCCCTCGAACCCAATCTCCTCTATAAGTTTTTGCCTTGATTAAATACCTATCTTTCATCATCGTCACTCTCCTTTTCCTCAATTACTAAGTTCGAAAACTCTGATTCAATCAATTCTTCTGGACTTGAATAGTTATTTTCTCCATCAGGTTGTGCATAATAAACCGTATCCTCATCACATTCACCATCCTGCTTTAATTCCCAATACAGATCATATAAATCTCCACCATAATCCTCATCATAAAGAGATGTGTCTTCTTCACTATAATGCTTGCCCTTATATTCATATATTTTCATCCACCTCAACCTCATTGAATCCTATTTCATTTGGACACATCACGATCATAGACAGATCTGTGTTGCTGAGCGACCGGATATAATCTCCGTTGGTCATTGGCTCATAGTTATCCGTCACATTCTTGGTACAGTGTGCACATGGTTCATCTGTTTTATATCTGCTCTGGTATTTGCATGTCTCACAGCTCTTATCCTGTACTGGTACTATTTCCATCGAATCTCTCCTCTCCTGATCATCTCAACAATATCTATTCTGGTGAAGCTCTCCCGGTAGCCGTATTCACTCTTCATCACTATGTGATGATCGTAAACCTCCACAATGGTCCATTTCTTCCATGTCATGATAAAATTCCGCCCACTGGTGGTTTCTTTTGTATGGATCCGCACGACCTGCCCCGGTCGGCAGATCATGTTGTATATAATTTCTATCTCAAAATTTGTCATGTTGTTTCTCCTTTATCTATTCTATACAAAACACAGTTGCCCATTGTCATCCTCTCCTATCCGTATATTTGGCATTCTTTTTCTCAAGCAAAGCTCTGGTAAATTTGCTCTTACCATTGCTGCCGGTATAGGTGGACAGACTGCATTTCCACATCTCTTAACCTGTTCACTTCTTGAATATGTCTTACCTGTGTTGTCATGATCTATGATATAATCATCCGGAAACCCTTGGCACCCATATAACTCCTTTGGCTCAAGCATTCTGAGACCAATGTCCACTATCTGATACTCAACACCTTGGATTGTTACAAGGCCGAACCGGTCTCTTGATGTCACTGTATCAAGCGGCTGTTCTATATCTTGACCTGTACCCTCTCCGTAGTATTTAATCAGGAATGCTCTGACCTCTCCAAAATGTCCGGCTGATGTTGTCACTGTATGCAATGGCTCTCTCTCATCCTGTCCTACCCCTGTCTTGTAAAACTTGCTAAGGAACGAAGTCACAAGGCCATATCTGTTTGAACTGTCCACTGTCATAATTGGATTCTCTATACTCTGGCCTCGCACCTCATCTAAATTGGTCTCCGAATGGTATTGAATAAGAGTAGCTGCGACCAGTCGGTTATGATCCACTGCCGTTATCGTATCAATTGGGTCTTCGGCTTTACTCCCACCACCTTGATAATTTCCGCCATACGTTTTATCTATAATTGGGGCAAGTCTTGGTTCTACAACTCCATATCCATGCTTGCCTGTGATTGTTGGCATCGGATCTCTTATATCCTGTGGCTTTCTTTCGCCGCCATGATTGCATTGAATGATGAATGGCTCTGGATTGTCCAGAACGAACTTCTTCAGCCCTCTTGCAATCCTCTGCATAGTCTTTGGCGCAAGTGGTCTCACCGCCCGGATACCATACTTCTCCCTGATCTCCTCTGATGTATCAAAGATACTTGGGCATGGTAGGCTAAAATCAAGCTGTGTATATGCTCCAACATAAGGTTTGAGCAGTCCCATCTTGACCTCTTCGCTGTCTGTCGGTGCATGTGTAGGCTTTGGCCACATGATAGGTACTCCATCACATCTTGCGATCATAAAGAACCTTTTTCTCTTGGTCGGTGCTCCGTAGTCTGCCGCCACAAGTTCTCTGAACTGTACTTCATATCCCAGATCATTAAGTTGCTTTACAAACTGTCTGAATGTGTCACCTTGCTTTGCCCTTATTGGATGATGTCCTCTGTTGAGTGGTCCCCATGTCTTGAACTCTTCGACATTCTCAAGCATAATCACTCTCGGTCTCACAAGTGCCGCCCATCTGCATGCTACCCATGCCAGCCCTCTGATGTTCTTATCCTTTGGCTTGCCACCCTTGGCCTTGCTGAAATGCTTACAGTCAGGAGAAAACCATGCAAGAGCTACCGGGTGTCCCTCACAGGCTGCCACAGGATCAACCGCCCACACGTTCTCACAATAGTGCTTTGTATTCGGATGGTTGACTTTATGCATTCTTATGGCTTCCGGATCATGGTTGATTGCTATATCAACGCTGTATCCTGTAGCCATCTCAATTCCTGTTGATGCTCCGCCACCACCGGCGAAGTTATCAACGATAAGTTCTCCGTTTATCATTGCTGCACCTCTAAGAAGTCAAACAGCGTCGGTGAATCAACCTCATTCTCCTCTGCCTGTAAATATCCAACACCATCTCTGAAATAATCAGGATTCAGTTCACAGCCCTTACCGAACCGGTGCATTTTAACAGCCATCATCGGTACCGTCATAAGGCCACCGAACGGATCATATACAACATCTCCCGGATTGCTATACCGGTTGATGATTCTTTCAACAATATCAAGCTGTAAAGGACATACATGCATGGTTGCCCTTCTCTGGCTCTGTGTCGTATTAAGAGTTCTCATTCTGTTAATATCATCCCATACCTCAAGCTGGTTCCATGATCCCGGAGCTACTACCATGAATGTAGCTGGTAATCTTCCATCCATATCAAGCTCCTTTGCAAGTGCCACATGCTCCTCATAGTTATATACATGTTCTCTGCTGTACTGTCTGTATACCCTCTGCAGGTTGTCCACAGATACGCCCTCAAGTTCTTCTTTACTCACAAGTCTGTCTCCTGAACTTCGCCAGTATCCATGTGCATCTATCTGCCACTGTGCCCTTGTGTATTCATCCTTGGACTTAGTAACCGGCTCATCAGCGTATGCCTTGCTGTGATCCGTTGGCAGCTTGCGGAACAGTAAAATATATTCAGGACATCCAACCCCCATCTTGGTACCATCCTTACACTGTTCCGTCCATCCGAGGCGGTAGGTCTGGTTGTTCTCTCTGACAACATCCGTCACAACTGTGATCATGCCAAAATACTGAAATCCATGGCGCATATAATGTTCTATACAGTCAGCGTGAAATGGTTCAATAGTTGGCATTCCTGTTCCGGTAGCATTTCCGAACAGCACTCTGTCTTTAACATGAATAGCTGCAATTCTTCCCGGCTTCAACACCCTTAAAAGCTCCGGTGTCAAGAAATCCATCTGTTCAAAGAACCTCTCTGTATCCTGATTGTGTCCAAAATCGTTATAATTTGCTGAATATTCATAATGATTACCGAATGGTATTGACGTATGGATCAGATCAATGCTGTTGCTTTCCATCGCTCTTGTTTCTTCCACACAGTCACCATATACGGCTTCATAATGATTTCCTCTTACTGTTCTTTCTTCTCTTGTACCTTCCACACCCATCTTCCTTTCTAACCGCTCTGTTTTATTCGCTGAATCAAGTCCATACTTTTTCACGATCTCGATCATCTTCTGCACCATATGATCATGATTCTTCCATTTCTCAATTAAAGCATTTTTAATCTCTCGCTCATTCTCCATATAGATTATGTCTATAACCACGGTTTCTTTTTGCAAGAATCTATAGCATCTGTGAATAGCCTGTATGAAGTCATTGAACTCATAATCAATACCAACAAATATCTCCCTGTGACAGAATCGCTGAAAGTTACATCCTGAACCACTGATTGACTTCTTTGTTGCAAATAGTCTCGTTTTACCTTCTGAGAAATCTATAACTCTCTGTTCTCTAAGGTCATAATCCATAGATCCGTATATATCCACTGTCTCCGGCAGAGCTTTCTTGATCGCATGTCTCTCTGCTTCCTGATCATGCCACAATATAAAATGATCATCCGGCGAACTGTCTACAATCTCACGCATCTTTTCTACTCTCTCATTGATACTCTCACGCTTCACCTTTGCAGCTTCTTTCAAACCTGCAGATGCCTGTGTAAACAACTCCATTTGCCCATCTTTATCAACTGTATCTCCATAGTGAACCGGTATCTCATGCCATCTAACATCCAGAGGTGGTAAGTCATAACCATTATCAGAATAATCTGGATTGAGATCCGATGGCTTTGTAATGAAAAGTGCCCAACTACTCACCCACAGCCAGAACTCATCTTCCATGTTTGGGTACAGTGTCAGGTTATTTGCCTTTGTTGAATCCCTCTGAAAGAATCTTGTAAGTGCCTGTCCTGTATCCATGACTTCAAGATATCCAGCATAGTGTATAAGCTCCTTGTACTTGTTCGGTGATGGTGTAGCAGTCGCTACGAGCTTGTAAGGTACATTTTTGAACTTATCAAGGAACGTCTGATATGTTTTAGATCCGAATGATCTAAGGACGGATGCTTCATCAAGTGAGGTTGCCTGGAAGTAATCCGGTCGGATGTCTCCGTCCCTCACCCTCTCATAGTTCGTCAGAACGATCTGACTTGTGCTTGCCTCAACCTCTTCCATGGTTCGGCAATACTCTGGTTTCTCATAGCCCAGGAGTTCCACGGCATCCCTTGTAAACTCCTGCTTAACTCCAAGTGGTAATACGATCAATGCTCTACCACCTGTATGTTCTGCTGCAAGGTGACAAAATTCTATTTCCTGTGCAGTCTTACCAAGTCCGAAAGACTCAAACAAGGCTCTACGTCCACCTTTCAGTGCCCATGCCACTGCATCTCTCTGGTGTGGCTTTAATGCTTTGTTAATACGGTTCTTGTCAACCGAAAAACCACTATCAACTGCAAGTTCTATCTTGCTTTCTAAAAACTCTTTGTAATTCATGTTTAAAAGGAACCCGATATATCGTTACCCCGGCCGGAGGTTCGGCTCCTTTCTTTGATTTATTTTTTCAGTTTGTCTGCGACATCATCTAATATGTAACATGCAGTCCATACAATCTGGTCTGGAAAACCACACTCTCTGAATCCTTCAAGTACCCTCTGCCTAAACTCATCGATTGCCTGTTCTCGGATGTTCCTAATATTCAGCTCAACTTCCTTGAACTTCTCATTAACCATCTTCTGTAAATCACCTTTATCGATGACTACCTGTGCAATCAAACTGCCCTTCCGGAGTTCTTTCAACTTCTCAAGCATATCTGCGATCTCTGTATGATACTGTCTGTTCAGTTCAATAGCTGTATCATCTGCATCTTCCAATCCAGCATGTTTTGCTTCCCATCTCTCATGCTTTATAGCTTCGTCAATCTCCATCCGTTACCTCCTCAAAATCATATGATCTCTATTAGGATACTTAAATATAGTTATTTTCTTCGGCATCTGCTTTTCAAGTGCCTGTATTGCTATGTCATAGGCACTGCTCAAATCATCAATATCCTGCGCAATGTCACACTTTCCGCAATTCCTATCACAATGCCCATTGATGCAACTCTTTTCAATCTGTATCATCTTTTTTGCTTCATCAATCGTCATTTATCTTCTCTCCCTTCCAACATCACCATGCTGTTGCTCTGTATCTTCTGTATCGCACTTCTGAGCTTTGCCGGCATCAGAGCATCCTTCTGCTTCCGCTTTGCAAGCTCCTCATAGACCATTCTGAAATTCGCCCGGTCAATGTCGATATTCTCGCTCCTACAAATATTCACAAATCCGCCAATCTGTGTCACTGTCATTGCGGTCAGATCATCAAGTGTCATCATTGCATCCTGCGGTCTGTATGATCCATACATTCTGATCGCATGTAAAACAGTCTCCCACGCTTCGCTCCATGCCGGTATCTCTCCCTGTCTTACCTCACAGCACATCTGCCGGATCTCAGCTATGGATGGTGACCATTTGTTTGTTGATACCCATTTGTTGAGTGCTGTTTCTGCTACTTCATACGGCAGATCCTGAAGCTGTCTGTACCAAAGCTCCATTGCCGGTCTGTTCGGCAGTAGATTTTCTCTTGGGTAATAGGTTTTCAGCCCCATTGCGAACTTTGCAAACTCCTGTTCCGTCATTTTGCTTTGCTCCTCTCCACTTTTCACACCTGCCATATGCCAGTCTTGCATTGTCTATGTACGAATTATCAAGATCACAGACATGTAATACTCTGCCTGTATCTGAAAGCGTACAGGTCTGGTTGTGTCTGCAGGTGTTACATCGTTTATTTTGTTTCATGCTCATAAATGATCTCCTGTTTGGCTTTCTCGATAAGCTCAGTCAAAACTGCCTCTCTCTGCTCATCGACCTGATCTGCTATGCCGAATAACTCTGCCAGTGCAGCAGTTGTGATCTGAGCCCATGCGATCTGCTCTGCCAGTGTGTTGTTCATTTCTGACACTTCGCTTCTTGCTTCTCTCCTAGCCGTCTCATTGTTCCACCACCAAGTGAATACATTGATCAATAATGCAAAACATGAGATACACTGTCTGACCAGACGACCCTTGCCATAATGTCTTGCGATCAACTTAATTTTTCTTGTTGCTGAATTATCCATCTCTTTCTTCATCTGCGAAGCCTCCCTTTTCTGCTCGTTCCTGCGCCCATTCAGCCATCATCTTGTATGATTCATCCAACTGATCCGCTACTCGGTTGTTCCCGGAATAATTTGTCTTTGCTGTCGGTGCTGTATTTGCATAGTTGTCATCAAGGACCTTTGCCATGTTGGTATCCTTTAACAGCCAGTCAAATGTGGCTATCCAGTTTCTGTTGTTCTTGCCCTTCAAGAAGTCCGACGATTCAGCTTTCTTGAACATTTCCTCAAAATCATCAAATGTGTAATGATTAAGCCTTGCCTTGATTGCCTTTTTTCTGGCATCTGATAAACACTTAACAACCGGGAGCGAAGGGCAATGGGCATTGTACATCTGGACAATGCGATCATAGTCGATTTTCTTTTCTTCTACTTCTTTTATCTCCCTCTTATCTCTTTCTTTATCTTCTTCTCTTTCTTCTTCTGCATCGTCTACAAGACATCTTGTAGAATCTACGGTAGAATCTACAGTAGATTCTACAAAGCTATCTACAGTAGATTTTTTTGCTTTCTGTTTATCTCTCCATCTTGACTGAGCCATGCGCTTACTTTCTCTTATCTTATCCATGCCCTCAGTGTTCTGGTGTTCCTGCCATCCGGCAACCGTTATAAAATCATCGGATCTAATGATCATTCCAAGCTGCTCAAGAGATAAAATAGCCTGCTTTACGATGTTTTCCTTAAATCCAAGCTCATCAGCAAGCATCTTGGTCGTGTAAGGTATATCCTCTGTAAGAAAGATTCTTCCATCAGAATTACATTTCCCTGCCATTGTGAGTAACATGATCCAAATAAGAACAATATTGTTTCCATCCGGCAGTTTTCTCAAATGCTTGATCTTTCTGTTATCAAACATTCCGGTTGTAATCTTTATCCACTTCACATCTGCCATTCTGGTCACCCTTTCTTGCATACTCCCTGAAAGCCTGCTCATTCTTCTGCCGCATCTGCCGCACATATCTGTTACCGGCAAGCCACGGATTTGCTGCCTGTATCTTCTGTCTTGTACGTCTCACTGTCTCGGTTGTTGGTAAACCGAACTCTGACAGATGCAGGAAGAACTTTGGAACAGAAACATGATCAATATTGTATCCATGCTTTTCTCCAATCTGCTTACATACGAGATAGTACAACCGATTATCACTACTTCTTGCTGCTATATCTTTTTCAAGGACTTCATAAACAACATCCTGTGTGGATATCAGCTCTTTTTTCTTCTCTTCAATGAGGTCTGTCATCATACCCTCTATACCTCCTTAATTCGTATTCCATAACGGTGGAGCATCAATTTCCGCTTAATTACATATTCTTTCGTTTTCATGCCCTTGGTGTCCTCTACAACTATGCAATCACCTTCTTTGTAGACAAAATCGGCAACATAGTAGCAGCTCTGTTCTATGACCTTACCGGGCTTATATTCGCCCTTATGAGGTCCAGCCTTGTACATCTCAGTCGATTGTTCTCTCTGCCTCGGTATAAGCTCGTATCTGACCTGTCTCTTGAGGTCTGTGATCTCTCCTGCCTTTTCTAACAGCTTAAGCTCCATGTACCGGTTTGCTTCTTTCTTACTGTCAAACAGTATCCCATCGACCTCAACCTTTTTATTCCTGTACTTTCTGCTATTCAACGATGCACTCTTTATCCACTGTGGATTCATCAATCAATGCTCCTTTCTCCCTGCCACCGGATCAGTGGCAGGGCTATATACAATGGCTTATACTGTGTGATGTGTGTATCTGCCATGAACAAGTATTATTTATGAAAACAGTGCAGCGGCGGCAGGATTCTGCTGTGTAGTCTGCGGCTGTTCAATAACAGGTGCTTCTTCCTTGCCCTGTTCCGGTTCTGATGCAGTGGAATCAACATATTCCTCTGTATCGTTTTCCACATAGGTCACATTTCCATCTCCATCCATAGTGGTCATATCACGCTCAAATGCGCTCTGAAGATCAATACTCATAACACCCCACTTGGAAATTAACTGACGGAGCATTGTTTTATATGCCATTCCATCAAAATTCTTGTACCAGAATGATGAATACATCCACGAATCTCTCGGATCATAATTACCGGCTTCATAGTCAGCAAATGACACCTTTTCTTTCTCGCCATACTTTGTGTTAATCTTTACAGCATCCTTGCTGAAAGCCTGTGAATACTTATCCGCATGAGCAAGCATCTGTGCCTTGCTCCAGTACATTGTCTTTCTGAATCCATTTACCAGTTCAAACATTGCATAGTAGCCGATTGTCTCAGCTTCTTCACGCTTGTCCCAGTCATCAACCATGAGATTGACTTTGATGTCCTCATTGAGCGGATCAAAATACTCAAGCTCACCTTCTTTGATGGCTACTACGTTCAATCTCTTATACTGACCGGATCGGATTGCAAGCTGGATATATCCCTTGTATCCCATCTGGAACTGTGCCTCTTTGGTACCTGCCTTGGTATTATTGAATGGGACTATGTAATAATGTCCGAGCTGTGGAGATGGCGAAAGCTGTAAACTCTCACCAAGAAGTGCTGCTGAAAGAATCGACTGATTTGTGCACTCCTGAAGTGTAGGGTTGGTGTTATATGCTGATACGATTGCAGAAATGAAACGCTGTCCATTCTTGCCACCAACTACCTGATTGATCTGATTCTTTATAGCATCCTGTGAAAGGTATGCTGTGATTCCCAAATTCTGCTGTGCCTTGCTTTTTTTCACTAAACTATTATTAACTGCCATTATTTGTCCTCCTCATTAAAACTAAAAAGTTCATGTAACAACTGATTAAGTTTTTCCTTTGCTCTCTTAATCTCCTCGTCAAGTTCCTCATCTGTAAAAGAACCAAGTTTTATAACCTTGTCTAATTTCTCTTTTGCAACACACGGTGGATAGTTTTTATATAAGAATCGTGTGTATCCTGCCAAAACAGCAGCTACCTGTGATTCTACTTCATCCTCTGAGCCTTCCATTCTCAAATGATTTCCTTTTACCTCTATCATGCTTTTTCCTCCTAAATAGCTTTAAATTCTATGTTTCTCTCTGCGAACCACAGTTTAAGTTCTTCACCCTGCTCCTTTGTCATTATGGCTTCAAATCTCACAGGGAACTTCGGTCCACTCTGCACCGGTTCTGGCGGTGTCACAGCCTGCTCATGCGGTTCTGTCGGTACAATTACCCTCTGTTCTTCTTTGATCTCCTTTGCCTTGCGTTCTTCCTCTGCCTTGCGTGCTTCTTCTGCAGCTTTCTTTTTAGCCTCGGAATCAGCCTTTGCCTTTGTAATTTCTGCCATTCTCTGTGCTTCTTTGATGGCTTTATTTATATCAAGTGTCTGCTTGTATACCTCTGTCGCCTCAAAGCCAAATTCCGGCAGATTATGAAGTGTCAGCACATCATCACCAATCTGGTACATTCTTGACCGCATCTGCTCTTCAATACTCTTCATTGATACCGAAGCATTAAGCCACTTCGGATCCCAGATCTTCTCCAACGTGACAAAATTCTGAAAACCGATAGTCGCAAACAACTCTTCAATGGCATTCTGCTTATTCACTTTCTTCTGATCTTCAAATTCTTTCACCTGCTTGTCGATCGCAGCTATAGGTTTGTCTATAATTCCAATGATTTCATTGACCTGTGCTTCAAACTCATTGAATGGATGCATATATTCCTTTTTTCTCCGTATACAGTCATCCTTAATTGTCTTTTTCAGCTTGTTAAGTGTTGCTCTTTCTTTCTTGGCATCCTGAATCTGATCATCTGTATATACAAGAGTCTCATAAAATGCCACTTTCTCAGTCAACTCTGCTTTCAGTTCCTCATAATTGAAACTGATCTTTTCCGGTATTGCTACCTCATTCACTCTTAATTCCATGTACATCCTCCCACCATAGCCAGTTCATACTGACCATCTTTGTTTATTTTCATCATGCTCATGATCCGTTCTGTCTGTTTCCGTCTCTCTTCTTCGCAGTCGCATCGCTCTCCCGGATCAAGATTCGCTCCGCAGTTACTGCAAATTCTGTAATACATTTTTCTCTCACCCCTTTACTATATTTCCGGTAATTTCAGTGCCGGTGCTTTTTTCATCTGTACATGCTCCCAGAACTTTGATTCTTCCTCGATCAGATACTTGATATCTTCTTCAACCTCCGACCGTTCTATCGGATAATGTCTTGTCTGTAAGTACACATTCTCTCCATATACAGATTTAAGCTGTGCCTTAAGTATTACGAAGTCAAACTCTGTAACCATCAGGTAATGCAGCACCTGTATGTAATAGTTATCCGGTATCCTGTGATCCCACTTCTCTTTCTGCATGGACTGTAAGATATTCGTGGTCTTACATTCCCATATGCCTTTACGACCATCCTGATCTATAAGCCATCCATCAAGGCTTGCATGTGCCCACGGATACTTGTCATTGAACCAGATATTATTTTCTTCATAACACACTTGGTATTCCGGATAGTCCAGTTTGAACAATTCCCTGAGAAGCGGCTCAGCTTCTGTTCCATATTTCACATATGGCTTATCCGATATATCCACCGGTTCAATTCCATATGCTTTTTCTTTCCAAAGCTCCACATTGCTTTTATATGGGTTCATTCCCACAATAGCCGAAGCATCCGAACCGCCGATCTTGGTCCTTGCCTTGAGCCATTCTCCATGACTGGATAACACTTTCATCTCAACCATGCTTTTCTTCTCCTGCCTACCAGATAAGGGAGTGTCAGCAGCACTCCGACAAATGCCTGTCCAAGGTGTGCATACCACGGTTCCATGATCTTCATCTCCTCGGCAAATGCCACAGAGCTTGCCGCTCCATATATAAGCATGAAGCCAATAAAGAACATGATTCCAACAGCACATTTACATATCTTCTTTTTCACTACCAACTCACCCCTTTTCTTTCATCCCATAGCCTTTATGAGATCATTTAACTGCTCTATTGTGATGCCCTGTCTCGCCGCAAGCTTCCCGGGAGAAATGTTGTAAGTCCAGATGCTTGACATCTTGATCGCATCACCTATATCCAATAAGTTTCTCTGCATTCCAATCCGGATAAACTGAGGGGAGCATCCCATCACTTCAGCCGCCTGATTCGGTGTTATCTTCTTTACCATGTCAATTTCTCCTTTCTTTTCTTGATTTCCAAATGTCGAAAATCAACCTTCCGACAAATGTTCCAATGGCTATGCCAATGATCGTGCTTAACATGATTCTATTTTTACCCTTCTTCTGCTGAAACAAATACATCTACCAAATGGCAGATTGATCTGTAACCATGATTCAACGTATCTGCTCCCATTCTCCGTGTATTTTGTTATGTAATGATGCATGCCTCTCCTTTCTTCTTGTCATCCTCACCATTTCACCCTATAATTTCCATAGGTGCATCAAGCATCAATCCATATGAAAGAAGGTGAAACTATGCGAATTTATGCTTGCTTACTTGGTGAATGGGTAGATATAACCGAAACTGCTACCGTTGCAGATTGCCAGGATCCTGTTACATATTTCAAAGAGAACTTGAAATATGAAAATGGTTCACGATATGCAAAATGCTTTGAGTACGATTACATTCATATCCAGTACCAGGGCAAAGACTATCGAATAAATCCAGCATTTATTCAGATTGTCAAGGAATAAAATTCTGTTTAAGCAGGAGGTCAAGTTCCTTTGGTGGCTCAAAGGTCAACTTGGCTTCTTGTGTCTCAAAACCAGTCACAACGATATGGTTGATTCTGCTCCACTCTGCATGTGTCATACCTTCTGCAAGGGCGATTATCTTCTCTGCTTTTTCTTTGGTTATCAACTATGCTTCTCCTTTCTATCACTTTAAGTGGATTTCTTAGGCAAAAAAATATAGTCTAATGGCATCTTATATAATCTAGATAGTGTATCCAGTATAGCAAAAGATGGCGTAACTATACCTTTTTCCCAGTTAATCACAGTTTTTTTACTCACTTTAAGCTTTTTCGCAACATCTTCCTGTGTCATTCCAGCATTTACCCTTGCTGCAGCTAATGTAATCTTAACACTACGCAACTGTTATCATCTCCTTTCACATATCAGAATACCATCACTTTAAGTGGATGTCAACACTAAAAGTGAATTTTTTTCATTTTCAGTTGATTCAAATTCCCTTTAGGTGTATAATGACTGTCTCTTATACACATCTGACGCT